GGAGCGGGTCGATATCGCTGCGGCCGTGCGCACCGCCGGCGTGAAGCTGCGCGGCGGCTGCAACCTGCGCGGACAATGCCCCTTTCACGGATCGAAGAGCGACAGCTTCGCCGTCTATCCGACCGGAGATCGGCGGCAGAATGGCGGCTATGCCAAATGCTGGGGCTGCGACTGGTCCGGCTGCGTCATCAGGTTCACGGCCGACACTTATGGCCTCGGCTTCAAGGAGGCGCTGGAGCGGCTCGAGGGCGAACTCGGCGTCGAGGGCCTCGCCGCGGCGCCGAGGCGCACCGAGAAGCAGGCCCGGGCAACGCCGCAGCGCGAGCTGATCGACAGCGCGGCAATGGGGCGTTTCATCTGGCGGACCGCGACGCGGCGGCCCGATGCGGTCCGCGCCTATCTGACCGGGCCCGCGCGGCGCGTGCCGGCAGCGGTGCTGACCGACGACCGGCTGCTCGACATCCGATTCCACGGCCTTGCGCCGATCGTGCCCTGGGAGGTCGGCCTGGGCGGCCCGCCGACGTCGATTCCGAAGGCGCCGGCGCTCTGCGCCCTGATCAGGCGCCCGGTGCTGCAGGACGGCCTGCTGCGCTTCGTCCCGATCGGCGTGCACGTGACCTGGCTGTCGCCGTCGCTGGACGGCAAGATGGACCGGCGGCGCGGCGATGGCAGCGTCTATCCGGCACGCAAGATGCTCGGCGAAAGCCTGGGCGGCGGCGTCATCCTCGGACCGCGGCGAGAGATTGAAGGCAGCGTTGACGTGACGATCGACGGCGCCGTGGCGCTCTACGCCGGCGAGGGGATCGAGACGGCCTTTTCCGGCATGGCGCTGGCCGGTGCCGGATCGAGCGCGATCGGGCTGGCGACGCTCAGCCTCACCAACCTGCAGGGCACTCCCCTGCTCCGGCGCGGCGGGGTCTGGACCCTGTTCGACATCCGGCAGGATCCGGAGCGGGCAGCCGCGGTCGCCTTCCCGCACCTTGGGGCGGTCACTGGCCTGATCGATGCCGACATGGCCCCGCTGCGCGGCACCCGGGACCGGGACGGCAATTGGAGCGGACTGCCCGTGGTTGAGCGCCAGGGCGGCCCGATCGTGCGGCGCGAGATCACCGGCGCCGAGCGCGCACAGATCTGCGCGGAGCTGTTCGTGAGGGCCTGGCGCGGCGCTGGCTGTCCGCGCGTGCCGCGGCCTCTGCGGCCGCGCATGGGGCTCGATTGCAGCGATGCTCTGAAGGAGGCGGTCGGAGCCTAAATGAGCGACGGCGAATCCTTCAACCTGAGCGGCGGGGACACCGCAGAGACGCTGCGCAGCCTGTTCGGCCGCGGGCGTTTGATCGACGAGCGCAAGCTCGAGGTCGCCGAGGAATTCAATGAGCTGGTCGCCGAGGCCAAGGCCATGGGCTTCGACGGGGCGACCTTCCGGCGGCTGATCATGCGGGCGCGGAAGGATCCAGCGGCGCTGGAGGAGGCCGACCAGCTGCTCTCCACATATGAGGCGATCACCAGCTCCGGCGCGTCGGCCGCCGGCACGCTCAGCATGGAGAAGGGCGAGGACGGCATGTTCAGGCCGCGCATGATCCAGGGCGGGGCCGAGGCCGAGCAGAAGCTCAGCCGGTCCGCCCAAGCCCGTCGATCGGCCGTGGACCGGGCGGAGCTCGCCCGGCGGGCGAGGGAGGGCGCGTGAACGGTCCTGCCCTGATCCCCATGTTCGCCGACGATCCGCTGAGCTCCGTCTGGCTGGATGCCAACGACCTGGACAATGCCGAACGGCTGAAGCGGCTCGCCAAGGGCCTGTTGCTCTGGATCGAGGACCTTGGCTGGGCGGCCTATGACGGCAAGCGGTGGTCGACCCGGGACGGCGATCGGCGGGCGACCGAGCTGGCCCATAGCGTGGCGCGCCATGTCGACCGCGAGGCGAGCGCGCTGGACGCGATCGCCGAAGACGAAGAGGCTCTGGAACGGGCCTTCGGGTGGAAGGTCGCCAAGGATCTGGCGATCGACCAGGTGAAGCGCCTTCGCGCCTGGTCGGTGAAGAGTGGCGACGCGTCGCGCACCGCGGCGATGCTGGTGCAGGCCCGGACGCTGCTCGCGGCCAAGCGGGAGGACTTCGACGCCGACCCGCTGGCGCTCAACCTGCAGAACGGGACGCTGCGCTTCGTGAAGGATGGCGACCCCTCCCCGGACCCCTCCCGGGAAGGCAAGAGGGTCCAGAAATGGACATTCCGGGTCGACCGACACGAGCCGACCGACATGATCATGCAGCTTGCGACGTTCAGCTATGACGCGGAGGCTGACTGTCCGGAATGGAAGGAACGCCTGCAGCTGATCCAGTCCGATCCGGCGCAGCGTCGGCTGCTGCGCGTGCTCTACGGCTATATCCTGACCGGCCTCATCTCCGAGCAGAAATGGTGGATCCACCAGGGCCGGGGCGGCGACGGCAAATCGGTCACCAACATGGCCTTCGCCAAGCTGATGGGCGACTATTATCGCCATGCGGATATCAAGACCTTCCTCGAGGGCGGGCAGAAGTCCGGCTCCGACCATTCGAGCGACCTGGCGCGCCTGCAGGGCGATATCCGCTTCGTCAGCTGCGACGAGCCGAAGGCCAATTCGACCTGGAACGGCTCTACGCTGAAGCAGGTGACCGGCGGGACGATCACCTGCAGGCCGCTCCGCAAGGAAGAGATCGAATATGTGGCGCGGTGGAAGCTCATCGTCGAGGTGAACCCGCTGCCCAAGGTGCCGAGCGACGATGATGGCTTCTGGCGGCGCTGCCGGATCGTGCCCTGGGAATATCAGTTCGATCGCGGCGGCGAGAAATCGGAGCCGATGGAGATCGTGCTCGAGCGGCTGACCGGCGAAGGAGCGGGGATCCTGAACTGGGCGATCAAAGGCTGTCTCTGGTGGCTGCAGGAGCGGCGCATGCCGGAGAGCGAGAAGGCCGACGAGATCTACGACGCCTACCGCGCCACCGCCTCGCCCTTCGGCCAGTGGCTGCTCGAGCGGGCCGACACGTCAGACCCGGAGATCACGACGCCGGCGAGCGCGCTCTACAAGGATTTCGAGGACTTCTGCAAAGGCCTGGGCATGGACAAGGCCCCGACGCAGACCTTCTTCGGCAACCGGCTGCGCGATCGCCACCACCATACGAAGAAGGACCCTTATACCGGCAACACGCTGCGCAAGGGCATCCAACTGAAGGCCGATGCGCCGGCGCCTGGCGTGCCGCGGGACGGGGCGGGTGGTCAGGCGGTGAAGCCGGCGGCGCCTGCGGTCGATGACGACGATGATCGGCCGTTCTGATGGAGCACAAGATGTTGATCAGGACAGTTACGGAGGGTTGGGCCGGGTTCGGTGTCTTTTCGGCGCGCGCGGCGGTCGGGGCGGTCCTGACGGCGTCCGCTCGCGCTGCCTTGGCCGTGGCTACGGAGGGTTCGGCCCGGATTTCGGGATGGTTTGCCGCTGACCATCCGTAAGGCCAAGCCATTGCGATAGCGGGCTTTACGGAGGGTTACGGAGAGTACGGACGGTTTTGGAGGGTTCGAGCAGTTAGGCATGCGTGCGCCTGCCTGCGTGCGAGGATCGCCATCAAACTGTCCGTACTAACTTTGAGGATCGAAGAGACTAGATATGGGTGAGCACAAAACAGGGGTGACCAGGGTACCTGCTGGCAGGGCACGGGGGCTGGGCCGCCCGACCGTGTCGACAAGGCAGCGCTCGCTGGTGAGCATCGAGGTGGCGCCTCGGTCGACGCAGCCACTGGCCCGGCCATGGGAAGCCAGCGGGGCGCTCGACGTCGAGCGCCTCGCCTCGTGGGCCTTTGCCGACCAGCGTGCCGATCGGCATGCCGGCGTCGGCCTGCACAGCATAGAGGCTGGTATCGACAACGTCTCTTATGGCGCCCGCTCGCAGGACGGGTGCGGGGCGCTGGCCGATATGGAGCATCTCGGCTGCCGCATTGATCGGAGCCAGGGCATCGTCCGGGACATGGTGCATCCGGTGGCCGAAGCGGTGGCCGCGCTGGTCCACGAGGTCGAGGGTGGCGAGCTGGTGCGGGCCTATGGCCGGCTCGGCATCCGTCCTGATGGATGGGCCGAGCGGCCGCGCTGGCAACCGCTGGTCTGGGTGAAGCCCGGGGTGCTCGCGCTGGCCGAGCGGGAAGGGCCGGGCCGCGGGCCCGCTAATGTGACCCGGATCATCTGCTCGGTCACCGCTGCGGAGGTAGAGCGCCGCCGTGAGACCTATGAGCGGTGGTGGGAAGCGCTCGACCGGCTCGCCTGGCTGCTGTCGACGAAGCGCCTGGGGTTCACGGTGCTGCGTCCGGCTGCACCCGCGCGGCCCTGGCTCGAGATGGAAGGCGGGAGGTCGGGCGATGCGCGCTGATCCTCGGTCGACTACCCCCTGCCGGGTCCTCCTGACCGGCCCAGGACATATGCGGGCCGCGAGGCGCAACGCGTTTGAAATTTCTGGTGCTCTGGTTAAGTCGCGGTTTTGTTTTGCTTTTTGGACAGGCGAAAACCGGACACCGTCGCGGATTTTCGGGGGATTGCGGCCGTGATCGAGCCGGCTGCGCCCCTTGTCGCGAGCCTGGAGGAGTTCGCTGAGCTTTGCGGCGTCACGCCGGAGACGATGCGGGTCCACATCCGCGAAGTCGGTAAGGACGGACAGGCGGCGCCGGCGTGGCTGATCGAACGGGGCGAGCGCGGCCGCGCCTACAAAATCGAGGCTGAGGGCGGCATCGCCTGGTGGCGCGACAAGCGTGAACGCGACGACTTGGCGGACGCCGATCGCCGCGGACGGCTGCAGCAGCTGCGGCTCGACGTCGTAGGTGACGGCTCCGACGGCGGCGAGGATCTCACCCTCTCCGGGAAGCAGCGGCGGGAAGAATATGCGGCCGCGATGGACGCCCTCAAATATCGCAAGATGCTCGGCCAGCTGGTCGATCGGACATTGCTCGAGCGCGTGCTGAGCTCCGCCAGCGTCGACCTGCGCCGGCGGCTGCAGCAGATCCCCGCAGAGTTCGGGATCGCCGCGGGCCTGCCCGCCGACGATGTCAAGGATCTCGAGGGCCGGATTGGCCGGGCACTCGACGGCTTCGTCTCCGAGATCAGCAAGCCCGGCGCGTTCGAGGAGCAGTAGGATGCTATTCGCCGCCGACCTGGGGCCGCCCCGCTTCGCCGCCGCGGCGCCGGTCGTCGCCGGCGCACTCGCGCAATTGCGGTTCCCGGAGAAAATCCTCGTCTCGGCCGCTGCTGATCGGCACCGCGTGCTCGACAACCCCGGCGCCTATTCCGGGCCCTGGCGGGACAGCCCGCACGACATGCGCTTCGCCGAGCGCGCGCAGGACGCCCTGCACGCGGAGTCACCCTTTCGCGAAGTGGTGATTGAAGGGCCGACGCAGACGGGCAAGTCCGAGGTCGGCAACAATTGGCAGCTTCACACCGTCCTTTATGATCCCGCCGATATGCTCTTCGTCATGCCGGACCGGACGTCGATCGACCAATATGTGAAAACGCAATGGAACAAGATGCTCGAGGCGGCGCTCGCCGACGTCGACGATCCGGACAGCGAGCAGGTCCTGAAGCGCCGCCAGCTGGAGGGCGCCTCGGCCGACACGATCAACCTGAAGCTCTTCCTCGGCGCGAGCCTGTTCTTCAGCTGGCCGAGCGGTCCGACCTTCCGGTTCAAGCCGATCTCGCGCGGCCGCATCGATGAATATGACGAGCTGCCGCAGGATGTCGGCGCCGGCGCCGGCGGGAAGGACAGCCAAGGCGATCCTCTGTCCCTGATCCTCGGCCGATCGGCCAGCTTCTCGATGTTCGGCGGGCCCAAGATCTATGTGAACTCGACGCCCAAGCTCGGGCCCAAGAAGGGGATAGCTGCGCTGCGGACCGCCGGTACGGACGAGCGCTGGTTCGTCGATTGCCTGCAATGCGGCTCGCCGTTCGAGCTCGACACCGAGACCTGCCTAAAGTTCGACGACAGCGGGACCCCGCTCGAGGCCGCGGCGTCGGTCGCCGTCGTTTGCCAGGACAAGGAATGCGGCGGCTATCACCTCCAGCAGGACAAGGCCGAGCTGATGGCGACGGGGCGCTGGGTCGGCCGCGGCGAGAAGGCGGTGAGCCGTCAGCAGAGCGCCGAGGGCAAGACGGGCGAACTGATCCCGAACCGGCGCCTTTCGCAGCGATGGGACGGGCTGATGGGCTTCCGCCGCTGGGGCGATATGGCGGAGCAATGGCGGACGGCCGAGCTCGCATATGAGAACAACCAGGACGAGGGGCCGCTGACGACCTTCTACCAGACGGTCATCGGCAAGAATTACGCCGCGCGGGGGACGGGCGAGCCACCCGTCAGCGAGGAAGAGCTGGTCAGGCGGGCGAAGGGCGCAGGGCATCGGTTCGGCGCAGTCCCGGCGGAGGCGCGTTGCGTCATCATGGCGATCGACCAGGCCGTGAACCGGTTCGAGGTGGCGGCCTGGGCGTTCGGGCCCGGCAACCGCGCCTGGCTCGTCGACCGGTACCGGATCGAGGTCTGCGACGGCGAGATCCTGCGCCCGTTCACCAGGCCGGAGCATTTCTCCGTGCTGCACGAGCAGGTCCTGCAGAAGCGGTATCCGGTCGCCGGCGTCGCCGGCGCCTTCGTCAAGCCGTTCTGCACCGGCCTCGACACGGGCGGCATGGATGGGGCGACGGAGAATGCCTACGCCTGGTGGCACTCCATGGTCGCTGGCGACGTCGGTTCGGGGCGCAGGCCGGTACCGGCCTCGGCGCTGATGCTATTCAAGGGAGGCAACAATCCGCGCGGCCGCAAGCTGCCCCCGCCAACGGTCGATGCGAAGCGGCAGATTAAGGGCGCGCCGCAGTGCGAGCTGTTCGTCCCCAACGTCAGCCGGCTGAAGGATGCGGCCGACGTCGGTCTGCGGCGCGACGACGGCGGCCCGGGCTCAATTATTTTTCCGGGTGACGTCGACCGCCATGGCGAGCTCGTCGCCGCGCCGTTCATTGCCGAGATGAAGGCGGAGACGAAGGTCGGCGAGGCTTGGGAGCGTCCGCCGAACACGCCGAACGAGACCCTCGATCTCTACGTGATCGCGCGGACGGCCTTGCTCCGGTTCGGCGGCGACGACCACAGTCTCGACTGGGTGCCGGCCTGGGCGCGGCCGACGCGACGGGCGCCTCGGCAGTCTACGGCTGTGAAGGCGACGGCCGCGGCGATGAAGGAGGCCCAGGCCGAGCAGCCGGCGCAGGAAACCGAACGACCTCGGGCGCCGGGTCGGCCCATGCGCCGGCGCCGGCAGCGGGTCCGCTTGGTGAAGGCCAGATGAGCGCTTCGGTGGTCGGGCGGCGCCATCAGAGGCGCTGCGCTGCGATCGCCCTCAGATTCTCTAGTGCAGGGCTACTGCCCGATGCATATTCGTTGCAGGCGGTTCTTACGTAGGCGACGCCAAGATCAACGCCCCGCATCAGAAAGGCATGGTCAAAGCAAACCGTTACCGACTGGCGGGGCTCAAGACGTCGAGGCCACGGTCCGCCATCGTACAAGAAGGGACTCGTCACGGTCAGCTTTGGCGACCCGACGGGTTTCCCGGCTCCCAGCACGAACCCCGCCTCCTCGATCACCAGCGCGAAGCTGCTCAGGTTCACCACTTCGATCCCAAACCCGGATTGTCCTCTAAGATGAACGTGCATGGGGCGGACGCGCAGGCGAACCCGTTCCTTATTGAAGGTAAGCCAGAGGTTCGTTACGCCAAGCCCCGCACCCAGGACCGCGATGCAAAGGGTCACGACCTGATGCCATTCCATCAGCCCTGCTCCGCCAGCTGCAGGCGAGTGATGCCCGCCGCGATCGCCGCGCGCTTCGGGCGGTTCAGGACGCGGTCGTAGGCGGCCTGCATTTCGATCAACAAATCCGCGTCGACGCCGGTCAGCGCCTCGAGCTTCCATGCGAGCTCGTCGCTGACGGCGCTGTTACCAGCCAGGACGTTGTGCAGGTTGGGCCGGTTCGCATTGATAAGCCGCGCCGCCGATGACGCGTTGAGGCCGAACGGCTCCAGCACGTTGCGCCGGATCCACGGCCCCGGGTGAACCGGGTCGCCGGCAGTGACCAGCTGCTCGGCGGGGTCTGTGATCTTGAAATTCTCGTCGTCCATTTCTGCCTCCATCTGTACGGTTGTATCATACAGACCCCGCTAGTGGTAGTCCTCATAATCGAGCAAGCTGACCTCCTGCGCCTCGTGATCGACGTAAAAGGTAAGACGATAATTGCGGGTCACGGTCAGCGACCACTTATCGGGATGACCCGGGACCAGCTCATGTGCCTTCCACGAAGGAACGCTCTTGAGCTGGAGCGGGTGAGTCATCACCAAGATGGCCGCGATCATGTCTGAAATCTTGCGCACCTCCAACGCATCGAGGCCTTTGACCGAAGTCAGGCTGGGGTCTTCCACCAGCTTCTTAACGCGCTTGTCAGAGACCGAGACGATGTCCATTTGCTTTCTCCTTAGTGTGTATGGTGATACCATACAGTATTTAGGCAGGAGAGCAAGAGAAATGTATGGCAACACCGTACATTTTTCGTGTGGCCTTGACGGGCAATTCAATTGTTTGACATAGCCCAAACCATTGAAGAGCCGCGCCCGGAGAAAGACCGGGATCAGCCCGCCACCGGATTTCCGGCGGCGGGTTTTTTGATGCCCTCGGGTCCGGCCTTCTCCCAACATACCCAGCGAGAGAGCGGGGGAGGACAAGGTGGTACGGCCTCGCGCCCCCATCGCACCGTCATCGGGCGGTGCTCACTCCCCCCAGGTCTCGCCCGAGAGGTCCGACACCAATGTCCTACACCCCCGCCGAGATCGCGGCCGAAGAGGCTCGTCTCGCCAACTATCTCGCTGCCGAGGCCGCCGTGCTGCGGAACCAGAGCTATGAGATGCCGGACGGGCGCAAGCTGGTGCGGGCGGACCTCGCGGCCATCGCCAAAGGTATCAACGATTGTCGCGGCCGTCTTGACCGCATGCGGGGGACGACGCGGCCGCGTGGCCGGGCCCGGCGGGGAGTGATCCTCTGATGAAGCCGATCCGCGCCACGATCTTCGACCGCGTCGTCGGCGCCTTCTCGCCGGAGCGCGCGCTGCGCCGTGTCGCGGCCCGGGCGAGCCTCTCTGCGGCGACGTCGCTCACCGAGCCTGGCGGCCGCATCTTCGGGCGCGGCGGCTACCAGGGCGGGCACGGTGATCGGCGCCAGACCCGTGGCTGGTTCGCCCGTCTGCGCTCCGCCAATGCCGATGTGCTGGGCGACCAGAAGACGCTGATCGCGCGGTCCCGGCATGCCGCGATGAATATGCCGCTGGCGACGGCGGCGATCGAGCGGCCGATCACTTTCACAGTCGGCACCGGCCTCATGGCGATCCCGGTCCTCGACGCGGCGCGGCTGGGGATCACAGAGGAGCAGGCTCTAGAACTCTCCTCGCAGATCGCCGTCGACTACGACAATTACATGGCGTCGACCGATCCCGACGCGGAGCGCTCGGCGACCGGTTATGGCCTGCAGGAAATCGTCATGCGTGGAGTGCTGGAGAGCGGCGACATCGTCGCGCTCCGGGTCATGCCCACTGAGCAGATCGGCCGCCGGCATGAGACGGCATGGAAGCTCTACGAGGCCGACCGTGTCGTCTCCCCGGCCAATCATCAGGAAGGCGGCGCGCTCGCGGGCGGGCCGGGCAGAGGCAATGTTTGCGCCGGCGGCATCGAAGTGGACGGCTTCGGCGCGCCTCTCGCCGTCCATATCCTGAAAAAGGCTCCGGAGACGTTCGGCGCGGCGATGAGCAGCTCGCGCACCGAAGGCGATACGGTCCGGGTGCCAGTCTGGGGCGAGAAATCGGGCCTGCCGAGCGTCGTGCACGTGATGGCGAAGCGGCGGCCGGAGCAGTTTCGCGGTGTCTCGAGCCTGGCACCGGTACTGGAGGTGCTTCAGCAGGTCTCGACCCTCACCGAGTCGGAGCTCTTCGCGGCCGTGATGCAGGCGATGATCGCCGTCATCTACAAGTCGCCGGGCGCGCAACCGATGCCGGAGCCGGATTATGGCGACCCGGCGTCGGGCAGCGGCGTGACGATCACGGGCGAGGCGGCGCGGGGCCTCGACGACGGCTCGCGGCCGCTCGGCAACTACCGGATGGAGCCGGGTACCGTCCTCGAGATCGACACCGAAGACGGGGCCGAGATGAAGACGCCGGGCCGCCCGAACCCGGCGTTCGACCCGTTCTTCATGGCGCTGGCGAAGCAGGTCGCCGCGGCGATCGAGATCCCGATTGAGGTTCTGATGCTGGCCTTCGAGGCGAGCTATTCGGCGAGCCGGGGTGCGCTCGAGGTGTTCTACCTGCACGTCAGGAAGCGCCGCGAGTGGCTGGCGTCGCACTGGTGCACGCCGGGCTACGAAGCCTGGCTGTTCGAGCAGGTCGCGAAGGGTCACTACAAAATGCCGGGTTTCCTCACGAACCCCCGGCTCCGCGAGCTGTGGTCGAACGTCCAGCACCGGGGCGACGGCAAGATCACGTTGGATCCGGCGCGGGAGGCTAAGGCGTTCGAGATCTACGAGGCCCATGCCTGGCGCACGGGCGTCGAGATCACCGCCGAGCTGACCGGCGGCGACTATGACGCGAACGTCCGCCGCCGTGCCGGCGAGCACCAGCGCTTCGTCGACGCCAATCTGCCGATCCCGAACGCGAAGGGCGGCGGCGCCTCGCCGGCAGCCGAGCATGAGGGCGGCCGTCGCCGTGCAGAGGAGGAAACAGACTGATGCGGTACACGCTCGCCGACGTTCAGGACCTGATGTTCAATCGCCCCGTGGCCATCTCGCGCGAGCGCGCACAGGTCGTTCTGGGGGCGATGGGTCCACGGCTCAACATCGGCTCTCTCGTGATTGATGGCGAAGGTCGCCAAATCCCTATCGGCGAACTTGCCGAGCTCGCCGCGCAGGCACGGGTCGACTTCGAGACCAGGCCGGGGGACCGCGATCTCGCGAGGCGTAACTGGGAAACCGGCGCCATCGTCGACCCGTATGAGATTTGGAATGGTGTCGCGATCCTGAAAGTCCGCGGTACGCTCATGCCGGAAGGGGGTCTGGACCCAGCTTCGGGCATGACGAGCTATTCTGGCCTCGACTATAAGTTGCGCTACGCGGCAGCCGATGATCGCGTGCTTGGCATCGTCATGGACCACGACTCGGGCGGTGGTGCGATCATCGATCTCTTCGAGCTTTGTGCCCAAATCCGAGCTGTCAACGAGATCAAGCCGATCAGATCGATCATCCGCGGAACCTGTGCAAGCGCCGACTATGCCCTGGCCTGCAGCGGCTCTGACATCACCTGTGCTGACTACAGCCTAGTCGGCTCGATCGGCTGTCTCATCGCGCATGCCGAATTCTCGAGGAAGCTCGAACAGGATGGCATCGGGGTCACGCTGATCACGTCGGCGTCACATAAGGCGGACGGAAGTTCCGCACTTCCGCTCGCGGATGATGTTCGTGAGCGCCTCCAGGCCGAAGTCGACCGCTCAGCGGCGACCTTCGTGGCCCACGTCGCGGAGTGCCGTGATCAATCGATCGATGCGGTCGCCGGACAGGAAGCACGCTTTTATGGCGGGGTAGATGCGCTCGGCATCGGCCTCGTCGACCACATCATGGCTTGGGACGACTCTCTCAAAGAGTTTGCCGAAGCGGTGAACCGTCGGCAGCCGTCGGCGGCAACCCAAGCGCCGGCGGGCATGCGCCGCGGCGCCAATCGAGGAGAAGCACGGATGTCCCGTGAGGATCTCGCGCCGGCGGCGGACAATCAGCCGGTTCACACGCAGGCCGCTCTCGAGGCGGCAGTCGCCACCGCGACCAGCTCGGCCACGGCGGCCGCGCAGACGGCCGAACGCGAGCGGGTTACCGCGCTCGTCGAGCTCGACGCGGAATCGAACGTGTCCGAGCCGCTGGCGGCTGCGATCAGCGCCGGCACCAGCGCCGGCGATTTCGCGATCGCCCGGCAGAAGGCGAGCAGGGAGCAGCAGGCGGGCGCGCTGGATGGCGCCCGCGCGGATGCAGCGCGCGGTACCGAACTGCCGTCTCAGCGCAGGCCGGACAGCGAAACCCCGCCCAATCGCGGCGAGGCAGCGGTCTCGCGCATGCGCGGCAAGCACAAGGGCCTCCCGGCGACCGCCTAGGGCCAGCGCGCGCGGCGTTTCCGCGCACGAACTTTCCGGGGGCGGCCGCAGGGGCCGCCCTCAGCATTTGGGAGACTATCCATGGTCTATGACCGCGCTTCCTACAGCGCCGCCGACCCCTCGGCGGTGAAGAACCTGCTCGCGAACAGCGACGACGTCACGACCCGCAAGGTCACGATCTCGGCGGGCAACCTGGTGGCAGGCTCCGTCCTCGGCGGTGTCGAGACGGGCGTGCCGGCAGCGACGGCCGGCGCGCCGTTCAGCACCGTCGGCGGCAGTGTCGGTAACGGTGCCGTTTCCGCGGTCTCCGCCGATGCCGGCGCGATGGCGGGCCGCTGGTATATCGAGATCACCGGCGCCGCCGGCGCGACCGCCGCGTTCAAGGTTGTCCGCCCGGACGGCCAGATCGACGGCACTGGCAATGTCGGCACGCCGTACAACGGCACCGGCTCGATCAACGCCTCTGTCGCCGACGGCGCCACCGACTATGGCGCGGGCCACATGATCCCGATCGACGTCGTGTATGAGGACGGCGATTCCGCGAAGACGTACAAGCTCAGCCTGGCAGCCGCCACGGACGGCTCCCAGGTCCCGGATCTTGTGCTCGCGCAGGATGCCGATGCCACCGACGGCCCCATCGAGGCGATCGCCTACGAGTCGGCCACGGTGGTCAGCTCCGCGCTCACCCTCGGCACCGGCCACACGATCTCGACGATCCGCGAGGGCCTGCGCCTGAAGGGCATCAAGATCGACGACGGCGACTGATCGACGCCACTTCCTGAAAAACCAGCTCCCTGGAGGGGGCGGCGGCCGTCGCGGGCATCTCCGCGGCGGCCGTTCTGTCATGGAGACCCGAAATGCCCGACAACCATCTCTATCAGACGAACGAGATGCTCCCGATGGTGGAGTCCCTCGTCATTCCCGGCAATTTCCTGCTGAAGGCCTTCTTCCCGGAGGTGATCGAGTTCGAGACGCAGGAAGTTAAGTTCGACCGCGTGCTCGACGATCGTCGGCTCGCGCCGTTCGTCTCGCCCCTCGCCCCCGGCAAGATCCAGCAGCCCAAGGGCTACCAGGTCGAGACGCTGGTCCCGGCTTACCTGAAGCCGAAGAACCAGGTCACCGGGGCGGAGGTCATGCGGCGCCGCGCCGGCGAGCCGCTGAATGGGACGATGAGCCCCGCCGAGCGTCGCGACGCCGCCATCATGGACTATCTGTTCAACCACCGCGCCAAGATCGAGCGGCGGCTCGAGTGGATGGCGAGCTCTATCCTCCGCACCGGCGCCGTGACGATCGTCGGCGCCGACTATCCGTCGACTTTGGTCGACTTCAGCCGGGCGGGGACGCTCACCAAGACGCTGACGTCGACAGCGCGCTGGGGTGAGAGCGGTGTGTCACCGTTCACCGACACGCAGACCTGGATCAACCTCGTGGGCACCAACTCCAATTCGGCGGTCAACATCGTCGTGATGGATGGCCTGGC